CAAACCGTGCCGAGCGCCGCGACTAACATAGCCAGTCCTGCCGCAACTGGGCGAATCCACGGGCGGAAGATGCCGGTTAACTCGCCGGCAACGAATGACCCCACCTTTACGGGTGGGGTTTTTCGTTTACTTGGGCCATCCTGCGCCTTTTTCTCTGTCCGGATGTAGGCAAAGTCGCCCGGATGCCTCGGAGTAGGCGGCAATGGACGTGCCTTCAATGGTCAGGCCGAGCAGGCTAACGGACTTGACGCTGCAACCGCATCCACCGGGAACGCCACACCACGAACCCGCCGCATCTTCGCCACGATAGGCGCAGGAGGCGCAAATAGCCTCTCTGGCGCATTTCTCATCCTCGGACACCCGTTCCCGTATCGCCAGCGCAGCAAGCAGGCTGGCGGCGTTCTTGGCCGTCTTGGCGGCGCGTGGGCGTAGTTTGGGCTTTGTAAAGGGCCCGACATCCAAAGGACACGGGAATTTATCCACCCCGAACGCCTTTAGCCTCATGGCAGCATGTTCCGGCAACGTAGACCGGCAAGCCTTGCAACGTGCGCTAGGGGCCTTGCAATGCGCCTCATGGAACTGTTTAAGTGTCAGCATCCGGCCCCCGTGTCGGTGATGCCGCCCGTAAAGATGGGGTTCATGAGGTAATCTTCGTATGGCGGACCAGCCGGCGCCCCGTCCGCACTGGCGCAGGCGATGACAAGGTAGCGCGGCGGAGGGCCGGCCACGGAGTCCACCAGCACCGTGCCGACGGCGTAAACGGTTGGAGTGATGATTTCCGCAACTGGCGTACCTGGGTCAATGCAATAGGCAAGCGTGTATTTGAAGTTACCAAATTCGTCCGGCGTGCATTCCGCCACGGGGCAGGCGGCATCATCACATCCTTCAATCGGAGTAAGCGTACCAGCCACGTTGCAAACGTCAAGGTCCGAAGATGGGTCTTGGGTGATGGTCCAGCATCCGGTAATTCCTTGGATATCCCCGGAATACATGCCGTCAGTCAATGATGCAGGAGCCAAGAATGGGTCGCTACCGGCGCTTCCATCGCAAGGGACGCGGGTATAGATTGCCAGTTCAACCCAATCGCAATCCTCCTCGGACGGATGCGGTCCGGAATCATCGCGCCAATCTTCCGAGAAGTCATTCGTCCACTCAATCATCGGATTCCCGCCGTCAAAGATGTAATTATCGCACTTGAATGCCTCAACCGTGTTCACGGTGATGTAGGCCCATGCGAAATAATCGTCAGGGAACGGAGAACCGCATGTGTCAATCCTTTGGAACCAAACAATATCAAAAAAAGTAGGGATAAACGGGTCGAACGGACCGCACCCTGATTTGATGGCTGGATTAGGCTCACAATCAGGGTCGCACCTGTAGTACAGGAGCAGGAATTCTCCGCTAGTCAATTCTTTGTAGAAATGGTACTCATAGCATGGGGTTGAACCTGTGGCACCGGCACTCACTTGTTTTCCTGACCACGTGTATGTCCCCGGAATGGCCGGATATGTCGCCGTGCTAGGGATAGTCACCTCCGGAGGCGGCACGAAGCAGCATCCGAAAGTAGAAGGAGTACAACAATCGCAGATTATCATTGGCACGTCCGCATTCTACCTCATCGGCCAAGGCCGAATGACGACTGGCGGAAGGATGAGATGCTGCAATTCTGGAATGATGGGCGCGGACATGGGGCGGGGATGATAACGAAAACCGCCGCTTGACACACGAAGGCTTAGGCGGCGGTCTTGGCGACGCGGTGGGCGTCGGGGTGCAGTTACTTAAGCCATCCATCATCGAAGATGACCGTCCGGCCTTTCAGTTCCTCCATCTGCATCCATCCCTTCATAGGGCCATCTTTTCCAAGGATGATGACCTCTACCTGTCCTGTCACGCGGTCGAAAGACTCAATCCTTGCCGGACAGTCCATCGGAACTACCACTCGCGGCGTATGCGCGCAGGCGGGCGTCAAGGCCAGAGCGCCAAGAATCAGGACCTTTTTGGGCAACATTGACTTCCTTTGCGTTGTCATGCTGGGCATCCATCCATGCGCGGGCGATGGCGTATGCGATGATATAGAAGAATCTTTCAAGTGGATTCATGACGGCGGATTATTTGGCGCCGGCCTGTTCGCTGGTCACTTTGTTGTCGCGGGCTGCGATCAGGCCGATGCCGGCGATGACGGCCGCGATCACGGCGGTCCAATCGGGGGTGCCGCCAGCGATGAGTACCTGTGTGGCGCCGATGGCGGAGGCGAGGATGGCGAGGATGCCGGTGGTGGTCGTTTTCCAAGATTTCATTGTGTTCCTTTAGGAAATGGGTGAGAAAGCGTCAGCATTTTAACCATTTTTTCCGGAGCGAGGAATAGGCCGATGAATGCCAGATCCATCAGACGGCTTATACTGCTCATGCAAGTCATGGATAAGGCTAGAGGAAACTGTCGGTCCAGCCATGCTAGCGGTAGCAACTCCTGCGATAAACTGGCTATTGTTTCCTGTCACGCGTTCAAGCGTATCCACTCGCTCTTCAAGGCGTTTGAATGACTTTTGAAATCTTACCCATAGAAAACTAAACGCAGAGGAAACCACTACGAATCCCGTTATTTTTTCGGTAGTTAGTTCAAATGCGGCTTCTGCAAGTAGTGGCATCATGGCAGGATTCTAGAATAGATTGGATGAAGGCGCAATCAGGTAGTGGTTACGGTTACGCCTGACCCGGCCGTGAAGGTCATCGTGACCGTGCGGGCGCCGTCAGCGAACGGCACGCCACTAACTTGGATGCCGCCAGCCCATTTCAGGACAGGGACGCCCACGGCGGTCCCTGTCCATGTGACGATGGCCTTGGCCGTCGCGCCAGCGGACAACGCCGTGCGCGTGACGTTGATGGTCTTGGCGGTGAGCGTCGGGGATGCTCCGAGCGTCAGCAGGCCGGTGGTGGACGTGCTGGAACCGTTGTCGTGGAATTCGACCTCAAGGGCGGTCGTTGCGAAGGTGCCGGTATGGGCGAGCGTTCCAGCGGCGGCGCGCATGAGGCCGGTGAAGGTGTTCGCGGCGGAGCAATTCAGTGTGCCGGTGCCAACCTTGGTGATACCAAATGTGGACGATGTGAAGGCGGTACTCCCAATGACAGTATCCGCAATAACGCCCGCAATCGTGGTGCTTGTGTTAAGAGCGCCGATAATGTAGGTAGTGTTCGCCGTCTGGCTCGCAATAGTTGTGTGATTGCCAAGATTGCAGTTGGCCGTTGCGCTCAAAGCACCGAAGTTGATGGTGTTCGTGGTTCCGCTCGTGAAGCCAGTCACCCAGGAATCTGCCGTAGTTCCGTATCGAGCAGCGACATAAGACGGGCTAGATGGCCCATCAAACACCCAAGCGGCGGCGGCGCTGCCAGACGTAGCCGAAGTAAAAAGAGTATTTGTCGAAGCGGCAGTTCGGGTATATGTTCCAGCGAAGCCAGAATTATCCCCGCCAATGTGCGTGCCAAGGGAAGCGACGAGTGTCTGGTTGATGCTGCCAGTTCCGCTAATATTCCCCATGATGGTTGTACGCAAGGCCGTCGCCGCCAGTTCAAGAGTTGCTCCGCTCGCCACCACAATCGGATTCGTGGCCGCACCAAGGCCAGACGCGCCGGAAGAAGAGTTGCCGATGGTGCTGGACAGCGTTCCAGCCAAGACGGTCGTTGTGCCGGTGTAGGTGTTCGCTCCGGTCAGCGTGAGCGTATTCGTCCCCGTCTTGGTCAGGTCAAACCCACCACCGATAACCGACGCAATGGTGCGGTTGGCAGAAGACCCGTAGCGCAATAGTGCAGCGGCTCCGAACATGGTTCATCCTTTAGGAAGGAGAGCCGGACAGTGTGACAGTTCCGTCAGCGTTGCCGGTGATGTTTTCCCATTCCGGAGGATGAGGCGACACATAATCGGCACCAGCCAAGCCATATTGAGAAGCAAGGAAATCAGCGATTGAGGCTGACCCAGTAAACAGAGTCACGGCGTCCGTACCAAGGGCGCCGACCGCTTCATCCGGAGTAAGAACAGGATTCGACCACACACGCGCCAGCGACATGCGATGACGCTCATTCAGCGTATCAAGCATGGCCTTGGCATCGGCGATGACTTCCTGTTTGATGGTGGCAAGTGCCGCCGCCTTGAGTTGGTCGGCAGTTGGAACGGTTGGATTGATTTCTTGGAAGAGTGACATTAGGACATATCTCCGGAAAGGATGATGTTGGAGCCAGAAACACGGGCATAGACGCGGCCATATTGGCCTGCAATCTTGGTCAGGGATGCAACGTGACGAACGGTCAATGTGCCGGTGGAAAATGTTACCTGACCGGCGCCAAGTTGCTCGATGATGACGTAGTTTCCATCCGCCAGTCCGGAACACGTCAAGGTAATGGCACTGGCATTGTTCATCGTGACGACTCCACCAGCGTCGGACGATTGCAATGTGTATGTCGTGCCGGTCTGCGCGTTCACGACGAACGATGCGCCGGGATTCGCCCACGCCGGAGTGCCAGCCACATTCGTCCATACCTGACCGGCGCTTCCTCCACCCATGAGCGTGTTTAGCGCGGTACCGGCACGATTGATGAAGGCCTGAATGGTTGTGGTTGCGTCAATACTCGACCATGCCGTCGAAACCCACCCGCCGACCACCGCCAGTACGCGGGCGGTCGTGAAATAAAGATTCCCAGACTCCGTCACCTTCGCCGTGGTGTAGTCTCCGGACTGCGCCGTTACCGTGCCGGTGCGTCCGAAAACGGACGCTACTGCGCCTGCGCCACTGCCGTAATTTGGGGTTGATGCACCCATTGATTACCTTTTGTTGGTTTGGAAAATAGGACGAACCTGCACAAGCAACTGACTGCCAGCGGTTCCCGATGCAGTCAATTGAAGTTGCAACACACCCTGTACAAGAACAATCATTTTTGCGGTTTGGCCTGCGGCAAGCGTCGCCGGGGTTGAGGCATCACTTGTGGAAGAAATGGTTCGCAAAAGAGGGTTAGAACTGCTTACCCAGTCAGTTCCAGAAAGATACGGAGTCCATGCAAATTGATCGTCATCCTTAGAGTTAAGGACAAGACCCGTCAAAGCATTTGCAGACAGATTTTTGATAGAAATAGATACGCATTCAGCGACACCTTCGGATGCGATAATCCCCAATTGCGCAAGGATGTCGTTGGTGCCAGTTGTCAGCGTTTTAATGGTAGGTTCGCTCATGTTTTGTCCTTCTGTGTGTGTCCATCATGATAACCGAAATGGATTTTACGCCATGTCAAGGATGGCCCGCTTGCGTTCCCGTCCCTTGGCCCAGTTCCCATGAACTAGGATGGCATCTTGTGGAATGGTGAACTTCAATTTGCCATCCCATTCCGATGCGGCAAAGAATGAGAAATTCCAGAATGCGGAGGAAAGGTAGCCCCATTTAATAGGAACAGTTTTCAAGGAGGCATTGATTGCCGGCTGATCGCATCCATGCTTGTCCAGAACGGACAATGCGGCCTTGAAAAGCGCCACCGTCCGTTCATTCCCGCGCCCGATGAACACCCCAGCGCAGGCCATAATCCGGTCACGCTGGAATACGATATCATTGTCTCCAAGTTCAAATATCATAGCATCTAAAGCGCATTGGTCGCGCAATTTAACATCGGCGTCAAGGAAAACAAACATGTCGCAAGTTTCGGCCATTTCAATCATGACCTTGAGTTTTTCCGCCATCTGCGTCTTCCACCCATCGGTCAGGTAAACGCCAGATGTGCAATGCTGGGGGACGCGGCGGACTTCATGATGGACGCCTTGTGGGATGGACGGCGCCAGATAGTCGGCTAGGTAATGCTCATGCGACTCCGAAACGACCGTCCAAACCTTGACTATTTTCCCATGGTCGGCAATACGGGTAGGCGGACACGTCTTCCGATGCGGTCCGCCAATCTTTGCCATACCGTAATAAGTGCGCAGGTTGGAATCATGGACATGCTGGCCGACAATGTCATAGCACGGATTTCGGAGCATGTATCCGGCGCGTGTCAATCGCTCGGCAATGGCATAATCACAATCAGCGATGCCAAGGCCGAAGTCGCAATCCTCAATAGTTTTAATCTTTCCTCTAAAAATCCAAGTATCGGCACCAGTCGTAAGAGGTTCGCCTTTCTGCCACCGGACCAAAGCATAACACTCATCCTGTTTGATATTGTGCGCATTCGACAAGGTTGCATCAAATAGAATATCAGAATTAGTCAATACTGAAATGTCATCATCCGAAGCATGTTCATTGATGATTGAGAACCATTCACGGAATGTAATCCGTTCTTGGCGGTTTACCTTGATTACTTCATATTGAGCGGAATTACCGTCAAGGCACCGTTTCAATTCCGCATTCCGTTGCGGGCTGGCTGGCGTGTAGGTCTGGACGAAGATGCGGAGTTTAGACATTGCTAAAGGTGTTCGGCATGGGGGTAAAGAGATACTTCTTGGAACCGTCCGGGAGTTTGATTTGCCAGTATTCCACGAATCCTTGCAGCGGCTTCATGGTACAGGTCGGTTCAGTCGCGGAAACTGTCACGCCGGGGCCAGTCATGCCGCCTGCGGTGACGCTGACGGGGTTAATCATTTCGTTGGGATTGTAGCCTGTAATCGTGTCAGAACCGGAATCATCCACAAGCCAAGGCCAAGTATTCGCCGTCTTGCTCGGCTTCAAGGTGTATTCCCATGCCAAAGTCTGACCTGAAATAAGCGAAGTGGCGGTAATACGGGCCATCTTCCGCGCCATTTTTCCGGAATCAAAGAAGAAAACTAGGCCGGCATAGGTGTTGAACGGCACCGCAAGGACATTTTGGCCGACTTCAAAGGTTCCGCCGTTGATGCATACGCCGGGGAAAACAACATCCTCGGTCGTTTCCGCCATGTTCAAATAGCCGGCAGGTGATGCGCCAGATGTACCTCCCGGATTTACGAAAGCAGATTTAAGCGTGACGACTACGCCATCCACATTATCCAAAGCGTTTCCGCCGCTTCCCCATGTCGCAGCCGTGATTTTCATCATGACTGGACGGCCCTGCTGGATAGGAACCTCCGCAACGGTCGGGTCCACCGGCAATCCTTCAAAATATCCAGCCATCGCCCCGTATTGGTTCAATAGGTGCGCGGTGATTGGGTCGCCCGTGTTTACCGGATTCGGGATTTGAGGCCGTGCTTTGTACATTAGCCTGCCGTTGTGAAGTCAGGGAGAAGGAGTGTCGTGAAGTCTACCTCGCCGGCAATCCGGAACACTTTACACCCGTAAGGAGACACCGATTCAGTTCCAGGATTGAAGTTTGCCGGAGCGACAATATTTTGCATTGGAAGACCGAGAGATTGGTCATTGAAATACGCCACGCCTGTCCATTGGTCAGGGTTATAGACGAATTGATAGGTGGTATGCCACGGCTTATCATTAAAGCCTGTCCATTGACTTTCAAGAGCCGTGCAAAGCCATGTACGGGCCGCGCCTCCCCAAAATGTCTCGCTATTCGTAAAAGCGCAATAACCTGATTTAGTAGCATGTGAAGTGCTAGCGTAATTAGTCGGCTCCGCCTGAACAATCGTCACTGTCTTACGGTTGCGAGGAATGCTCAATTGTGCAATACGGCTGCTTTCCGTAGTATTGCCTAGTATGTTATTGAGATAACGGACCTTTGCCAAGGCATTGCGAAGTCCAGTAGTCGCAATATCGAAATTACTAGGGATGTATTCGACAGCCGAACTAATGCGCATATCCAAAAGGAAAGCGCCTGTCATATCGAATGTGCCGATACGCGTTTCCATGTCCATAGCGACGATTGCAACGGTTCCGTTTGCAGTCACTTTTTCAACGCGCACATCCACCACGCGCACAAGGTCAGGGATGGTAGTCGGAGCGCCATCATTGTTTGGCAGGGCAGATGGGAACGAACCCGGCAAAGGGAACAGTCCGGGGCTACTTGCAGTCGGAAGAATCGTTTGAAGCGGAGGTACACCACACGAAAGCCCTGATACGCTAAAGCGCATGGTGTACCGACGCGATTCAAGCGCAGCGGTCCCGGTGTGTCCATCTTCCAAAAGTTTGATGACGATTGCCATTATGCGGCCCTTGCGATGGAGTTGCGTGTATTACGTTCAATGCTATTAAGGGCATCCAATTGTTTTTCAAGAAGCGGATTATCTGTGATACCGGGGACATTCTTACCGCCAAGGAACGCAGTAAATTTAGCCTCTTGGCTACCGACAGTTTTCAGAGAAAGGCTTTCCTTGATTGCCCGCGCCTCCTCGGACCGTTCAAGTTTTTGGAGCGCCTTGCGTTCATCATCGCTCTTGGCATCACGTTCGCGCTTGCGGAAGTCTTCCCGGATGCCAAGAATTCGCGCTTGAAGTCCTGTTTCTGCTCCGGATGCAGCGGCCAGATTAAGCGCGGTCTGCGCCCGGATATCATCAATCCGCTCCGTCTTTTCCTGCTGACGAGCCTTCTTCTTGGCCTCAAATTCGCCATTTGCGATAGCAATAAGCGCGTTTTGTTCTTCCTTACGCGCCGTCATCTTGATATCCGCGATCTTCTTTTCCAATGCAACCTTGGCTTCCAGTTCGGTAGCCGCGTCCGCCTGATGGCCGGTGCGAAGGCGCAGCGCCTCGATTTCTCCGGCTGCGAAATGACGCTGCAAGGTCAATCGGCGTTGTTCAAGTTCAATTTCCCGATCCATCATGTTCTGACGGATGGTTTTTTCCTCAATCAATGCATCAAGGCGCATCTTGGATTCCACGCTACCGCCTGCCTTGACGCGTTCAGCGACAATTTGCGCCTCCATCTCCTTGATCTGCACCATCTGTTCAAGCCTGCGCTTGTCGCCTTCGGAATCGTCTGCGGTGACGCGCATAAGCGGTCCACGGGCTTGCAGAAGATTGTCGGCTAGAACCTTGGCGCGGTCCTGTTCAATCTTGATGAGTTTGATCTTCTCATTGGCCAAATTACGGGTATTCCGTGCGCCTTCGATATCGCCTTCACGCTCCATCCGTGCGGCCTCGCGGCGTGCGCTTGCCTGCAATTCCGTGATGCGGGCTTCGTCCATCTTGGCTTGCATGAGAAGTCGCGTATTGGAAATCTCATCCAAGATGCCTTGACTAGCCTGCCCGCGCTGGAAATCACGCTCGGCAACCCGCGCAGCATTGCGGGCCTGCGCAACCATGATTTGCGCGTCTTTTTCAATCAATTTTTGTTCACGGAGTCCGTCAGTGATATTCGCTTCAATGACGGCGCGTTCACGCAAAAGCGCATTCACCTGCTCATATCCCGTCAAATCCTCGCGCTGGCTTCCAGCCGTTGTTTTAGACAGGATATCACGGGTCGCGTTAAGACCTTGTATGGAAGCATTAACCTCCATGATGGCAAGTTCTTTTTGCAGTCCGAGACGCGCTTTGACCGCCATAAACCTGCGGTCTTCCGCCGCAATCATCTTGTTAGCGTTTTCTTGCGAAATCTGATTGGATGCGACTTCATCCTGATATTTTTGACGTGCCGCGTCATGCTGGACAAGCGCCGTAGCCTGCGCCGTGCTGAACTGATCGCCGTTTACAGCCATCGTCTGCAAGGCCAACTGATAGACCTCTTGCGCCGTGCTGCGTTCTTCCTTCCGCGCCGTCTCTCCCGTCATGGCATCGGCAATGCCCTCGGAAGCCTTCACGATGCCGCCAACAATCGGGATAGCCTTGGCGGCGGCAATTTGACCAATAATGCCATGTTCGGTCGTCAGGCCAACCGCCAACGCTTCCGCAACACTGGCGGCAAAATCGGTTGCCATTGCCCCCATGGCAAATGTGCGGAATGCCTTACGGAACCCGCTCACAAAGGATTCGCCGCCTTTATCTGAACCGCGTGTACTTGCAACCTCTTTTTCCGTATTTTGGCGCAATGACGCGATATCCTGCTCGTATTGCTTGGCTTCTCGCAATCCTTGCATCCGCATGGCAGAAGCGGACTTCTCCATGTTTTCGGCAAACTCTAGTTGTTCTGTCTTCTGTTCCTTGAACAGTTCTCCGCCTTTGAACTGTCCCGGTTGCGCCCCAAATTCTGTTTTTCCAACGCCGGTCGTAATCGGCAGGCTACGGATGCGGTTAATTCGCTCCTGCCGTGCCTGTTCTTCCGCCGCCGCCTTTTCCGCCGCCGCTGCATTCTTAGCCCGTGCCTTCTCCTCCGCCTCAAAAGCCTTATCGGAAGCCTTGATACGGGCCAATTCGACACGCTGGGCATTCTCTACAGCCTTTGACGCCATCTTGTCATTAGCGGCCATTTCCCGCGCCGCATTGCGTTCCGCCACCTCGGCAGCGTTTCCGGGTCCGCGGGCCGAATCCATGGCCTTAGCGGCCCGCTGGGAGGCGGATTCGATAGCCTGCAACTCCTTGCGGACTTTATCCCCGCCAGAGGATTTGATTGTCAGGAATAGTTCGCCAACATTAGCCATTTTGTGCCCATTCTACCCAGCGATTTTCCTCATTCTCGCGGGCGATTTGTGAACGGAAGTCGTCACCCGTGGACGGGTCATCAAGTTCCATGACGTAATTGTAGCAGCGGACCAAATCCTTCCATTGCGCCCAAGTCAAAGACCATGGATCACAGTGATAGCGGAATCGAACAATGGCGGCAGCGCGGCCCCAGTCGAACCACGAAAGTTTCGGTTCTTCATTTACGCCTGTTCCGTCTTTACGGGCAGGCGGTTCAATGCCAAAAAACGGTCAGTAATCTCCTTGACCAAAAGACGCGCATCAATGGCATTTTCAGGCATCTCTACCTTGTGGTCGGCCTTGTACCACTCGGCAAGGCAAGCAAGGCCCTGGAACGATTCCAGCCAGTCAAGAACCTCAAACATTCCGAAGGTGGAACGCTCCTTAGCCGTCAGGCCGGGGATGGACGCCTGAAACCCTGCGAAATCTCGCATAGTTGGCACGGGATAAGACTTTTCTCCATAAACGACAGGGGCACCGGCAGCGGTAGCAAGGGATTCTGACATGGATTCTCCGATTGGTGGGTGGGTAAAAGAAAACCGGGCGCATTATACGCCAGGTTTCATCCCCCACCAAATCGGGATTATTAGGCCCAAGCCTGAACGATGGTCGGACCCTTGCTCTTGAAGTCGAAGGACACGGTAGCCTTACCGTTGGCCTCGCGCTCAATGCTCATGTCGCTAATGATGGCGGTCATGGTGTAGGTCTTGCCGGTAGCGGCGGTCAGGACCAGCGTGCCAATGGTCGCTTCCAAGTCGGAGCATTCGCCGGTAGGAGCCGGTTCCGGAGCGGCATCGGTCACAAGGAAGCCGGACGCGCTACCGCTATAGCCAATGCGGGTCGGCGTATCATCGGAATAAGGACCATCAACAAAGCCGGTCGTGTCAATGGTAGACACGGACTTTTTCATCTTCCAGTTATTGAATTTGGCTTCAAAGCCACCGGGCATCGTGACGGAGCCGCCGCAGCCGGCAATCACTTCATTGGTCGTAGACATGGCAAAATTCCTTCGTAGGTGTGTGTGTGTTGGACTTACGCCTGATTATAGCGCGTTCGTGTTTTCAAGGTGGACGCTGACGGTAGAGTAGGCAAACTCCTTTACCTCGGATGGGCCTTCCGTCTCGGCAATGGTGCAAAAACACCCGGCAACGGTCGCGCTTGCCATGTCCGCTACCACGGCATCATGAAGCGCCTCCATGGAGTGCCCGCCAGCCATGCGCTCGGTATAGGTCTGGATATCAACTTGGAAATTTCCAATGTCATCGCACCCAAAAACGAGCATCACGTCCTTCTTGCGAGGCGCCCCGATGAGGATGCAAGGCAAAGGCGAGTCATCCGGCGCCGTAATCGTGTGGATTCGTTGCGTAATTGTGCCCGTCTGACCCGCCAAAAGCAACGCATAAATGGCATCCGTGATGGATTGTTGAGTCGGAATCATCGGATAGCCTCTTTCATTTTCTTCTCAAAAGCGCCTAGCATGTTGTTTTTAGCTGTCCCGTCTTGCAACATCGGCTTGAAAAATGGACGCGGACGCATTCTAGACGTACCTTCTTCAAGGAATTTTCCATAGACGGCAGGCCCAAGACGCTTGACGCCGGCCACGTCCGTAGACAGGCCAACCTTGATCGAATGGTCTTCCACGTCGCTTTTGGCAACCGACATCCGAAGCCGTCCAGACCGCATACGGGGCGCCTGACCTGCTCCAGATGCCGGAGGGTACGCCACAGACAGGGTATCCTTCATCCGCGCCATTAGGGCGTCTGCGGCGGCGTCTAAACCTTCCCGTTCTCCACGGCTGATAGCCTGCTTCAAACGCGGGATATTTGACTTAAATTCGCTCATTTGACGTCTACCCCCTTCTCCATGACGGCCACGGCGTGTTTCGTGGATAGACGACCGCTCAAGTCCTGAACAAGCGTAATTTCACACGTCCCACCTGTCCCGTCCGGGTTGTTCATCGTGTCGCCGGGTCGAATGTCGTAGATGGACTCCAAATAGATGTCCCATGACTTGCATTCCCGCATGGCACCCGCCGTAATGGCCTCCGGAGTCGCCCCCGGCTGGATAGACGCAGGAACGGCAGAAAGGACCGCCGTAGTCGTCCAAGACGTAGACCCTCCTCCGTCATTGACAAAGACCTTCCGCGCCGTTGTAAGCGTCTGCGGAAGCATCCGTGCCGATGGTGTGCGGGAGAGTGCCATTAGATTGCGAAGGGGAATCGAACGTAGCCGGCCAATCGGTCCTTCATGAGAGCATCAAGGTTAGAAAGCGCCGTGGCAATGCCGCCACCCGGACCAGTCCAAGAATAGCCACCCAGCGATTCAGATTGCAAAAGCATGGCGGAATTAGATGATTGCTGCAACATGTACTGAACCATGTCAACGCACGCCTGCTGAACATCGTCCGGAATCGTTCCCATGCCGCCGTTGTAGTCCACGACGATGCCCTGATAGACCCTAGGGAAAGACAACGCGGGGTCTTGGATGGCACCCCAAGTGCTTCCGATTCCACCTCCCATCCCGGAATAGACCATGCCGCCGATGGAGTATTGATTGGCGAAGTTGAAAGACTGTCCATCTCCGGTCAGTTCGATAACGCCGGAATCAGCCTCCCATCTGGCCACGGTCAATTCTCCCATGCACACCGGAACGCAGGCAGGTCCGCCACCATTGCCGATATCCGCAGGCGACAGGGTGGCATCCAGCCCGGCGCAAGGCGGAATCCAAGCGGCTTTCCCATTGATAATTTGCCCATTAAAAGTCGCGCTCCAATCGGTGATTGCATTGATAGCATTCACCACATCGTAAACAGTATTATTGACAAAAGTAATGATGATAGGGACGGCGCCAGATCGCGAAAGGCGCAAACTTCCCTCATCTCCGTTCAGTCCTTGCGTCACATCCACACGCGCCCAAGGGTCGTTCCCGTTGTATTGGACCTGAAAATAGGTTCCATCCATCACGCCAACGCGCAAAACGCTATTGATCGGATTGCGCTTGACCGTCACGGCGCGGCCACCGTCATACCATTCCACGCAATTTTTAGCCTCAAACTTGCGATTGCACCAATTCTCAATACGGGCGGAAGCGGAATTGATGAGCGCGGTAAGAAGCGCGTCTTGAGACGTGCCTGTAATCCCAAGCATCAATTTGACATGGGCGAGAGTGGTAAGGGCCATGATGCAATGATAACAAAAACCCCAGCCGGAGCCGGGGTTCTTTGCGCGAGTTCTATTGTGTATAGTTTTGTGCCTCGCGTCTTGGATCAGGCCTGAATCCGGTTGATGACCACGCCCGGAGCGTTGTCATTGTAGGCCGGCTTGTAGATGGTGTCGCCAAGCAGTTCAGCCGAGAACACGGCGGAGGTCGAGCCGACTTCCAGAGTCACCTTCACGCGGACGTAATAAGCCGGGTTGTAGCCCATGCCGGTGCCATCGGTCGGCAGGGTCGGCAGGTTCTGATTGAAGTCCGAACCACGGGCATCCAGGGTGTACACGCCTGCTTCCGAGGCCAAGGCGGTGGTCTGTTCCTGCGCCCAAGGGGTCACGCCGGTAGCCACGCCATCGGAGAGGCTGGCCACGGTAGAGACGCCAGTCACGGCAACCACGGCGGCGCCGGAAGCGACATCGGCAGGCAGGGCCGAGACGGTCAGGTTGCCTGCGGCGGATGTGGTCTTAGCCACGGTCACGCGAACGAAGTTCACGCCATCGGCGCTAACCCAGTCGTCAACCGCGAAGATGCCACCGGAGACGGCCAGAGTGGTAGCCGAGGCGGAAGCCGAAGCGGTGGTGGTCACGCCCACAGCAGTCAGGCTAGGCTGGGCCTGTTCGATGATGAGGTCGGCGGTGCCAGTGATGCTACCAACGTTCAGCGAGGCAAGCAGGAACAGGCATTTAGCCGGAACCCAGTTGGACACGTAATCGCCAGTCGTATCGGACGTGGCGAGGATGGCGCCTTTGACGGCGAGATGGTCAGTAATCAGGGTGTTCATTGCGATTTTTCCTTGTGGGAATGGGTGAGTATCTGAAAAGGTTGCGCGTTTTTAAGGTAGTTCGCGCCCCACCGCTTCATTCGCCTTACGGACGGGCCGCGAGGGTCACGAAGTCGGACTGTTTGAAGTTGGCATCATGGGCATCGGTCACCGGCTTGGTAGCCCAAGGCTTGCCATCCAGACGGCTCACGGCGCGGAATGCCACGGCGTTGCTGTCGAAGAACAGGTGGATCGAAGTCTGCATGTTGATCGACTTGCTGATCGCGGCATACTCGCGCATGTTCACGAAGGCAATGTCGCCGGTCTGGCCGAGAGCGGCCATGTTGCGGCATTCGATCACAGGACGGCCCAGCAGGGTCATGTACGGCGAACCGGACAGTCCGGTAGCCGCGTTGAACATACCGGGGAGCAGGCCACCGGGCAGAGTCGCCAACTGGAGCAACTGCGAGATCATGTTGGGGCCGAGCAGCCACACAGCGTTCGACTTGCGCAACTGGGCGGCGTACATGTTGAAAATGTTCTTCTGGGTCAGGCTGGAAGCGGCCTGACCGGAATCCTTCGCCACGGTCACGAGGTTCGGCGCCTTGAGGAAGCCGAGAGGCATACCGGTGCCGGAACCGCTGACCACGGCTTCATTGTGCTTCCAGCGGGTCGCCACGCCGAGTTTGCGGGCCACGATGGCGGACACGGCCTGAGAATCGTCCAGCAGGTCTTGGCCGACCGGCACTATGGCGGTCAGGTCGTTCAGGCGCAGATCCACGTTGCCCCACTTGGTCTTGACCTGATTGATGACGTTCATTTCAGCCTGCCAGTAGGCCTGAACGCCGTCACCCCACGGGGTGCCTTCGTTGGTCGGGATGCGAAGGTTGTTGCCGCCCACGGGGATATTTTCCGCCATGCCGAGCAGGTCGGGGCCTTCAAGGTCGGCGTATTCCTTCACAACCTGCAAGAAGCCGGGAGGAATCAGAGCGCCGCCCGATTCGATGGACGATTCACCCTGCGCAACGCTGGGAGCGGCCTTTTCGGCATAAGCCTGAATGCGCTTATCAACCTTGCCAACCGCCATAGCCTTGACGGCCACGGCGAATTCGCCAAGGTTCTTGAAGCCGTGACGGGCTTCTTCCTTTTCGTCCTTGGCAACGGCAGGGACAAGCAGTTTGATGCTGTCGCTCATACCCTTGGTCACGCTGTCGGCGATGGCCTTGGCGTGAGCCTGATTGAAGCCCTTTTCGCCGACAACTTCCGGTTCTTCTTCCAGTTCCTTAAACTCAAGGTCGGCAAAAGCGATCTGTTCGCCGCCTTCCTTGAGCACAAACGAGCCGGTGTAGCCCTTCTTGGCATACGCCTTTTCGGTGGCTTCGCGGGCATCGTCCTTATCAAGGCCGGCATCGCGGAAAGACTTGTACTTCTTGACCAATTCGGAGAGTTTGACTTGCATTGTGTTTCCCTTGTGTGTGTATGGGTTCTGAACGAATTTTAGCAATTACTGTTTTTTTGTGCTTAATCCAAATCCATCTTTTGGCATTCTGCGATGATTTCTTCCTCTTTTGGCTTGCCTTTCTCGGCCCAATCGAGATATTTCACCACTTCGCCAATCCTTCGCCTCATCTCTTTGCACATCTCCGGAGAAACATCGTTTCCCCGCAATTGTGCCATATAGACGGGCATGATTTTCCTCAACTCCTCCGCGTCTAGAACCGGCCTAACCGGCGCAAGCCGATAATAAACCTTCTTGACGCACTCCGGAGCGCGAGGATCAAACATAGAGGCCCCCCTTTACGCGCACCTCAACGCGCTTTGCAATGTCCTGTACCGGGCTAATGCGAACGGTTGCGGTGTGCTTGACGCGCTTCATGCTCACATCTACAACGGTCTTTTCCTTCGGCTTTGCCACCGCTTCGCCTTCCCACGCCTTGCTCGTTTTCGGCAAAAGCCCCTTGGAAACGGCGGTAATGAGAGCGTCTTGATTGCAAGGAGTCGGCTCAAGCGACAATTCGATTAGTTCCGACTTAGTGGTCACGGTTTCGCAGTCCTTGCCATATTTCAGGATATCTTGCGAAGTCGGACGGCGGGCGGAAATCGGGATAAATCCGATGCTAACGGCGTTAAGGCACCGTTGCTGCATGAGCGAAAGCAGGGTATCCGGAAGCCATTCCTCTTCTTTCGGATGGTTATCCGGACGGCTTGCCATCACGCCTTCGCCAATAATCTTGCCATCGCGCCTTTCAAGCAATTTCATACGCCCTACTGGAATCTTTCCGGCGCTTTTATCCTTGCCATGCGCGAACATCACAACAGGATTAGCGGTGTAAGGCTCCAAGTCCAGACCGTCAAGCAATACGACTTCGCCTTCACGGTCGCATACTTCGGCTGACATTACGCATTGGAAAGAGCGATCATTGCCCTCCGCCGCCTGAATGGTCATTTTTTCATGTTTCATTGTTTAACCTCTTCAATCGAGCATCGGCAGTTTGGATGGGCCGGAGGCGTCAGGACTATCCCGAATAACGCGCCCGTATCATAGCCGCTTTGCAACTTGAGTTCGACGCCGTGTAGTTTAAGGCACAATTCGCAGGCATCAGGCGATGCAATCCAGCGTTTCCGGCTTCCGCGCTCCATTTGCGCCAATCGGCGTTCCATGAATGCCTTTGCCGATTCTGTCCGCATAATCATCGTAGCCCTCGCCGCGTCAAATGTGGGGTCGCGCAATAGCATTTCGGTCGAATCACCAACGCGATATTGGTCCAAATGCTCCGCCGTGGTCTTCTGCATGAGTTTTTCAATGGTCGCGGCGTCAATGTTCGCCTCGGCCATGCGATTAAATTCTGCAACCCAACGCGATTTAATCGGTACGAGTTCCGGCGCGTGAATCAACCTAGGCCCAAGGATTTCAGCCTGTGCCATGGCCTGATCGTCCGGCGTCTCGTACTTCTTGGCCGCTTCCCGCAGGTCTTTCGGCGTGGCATTGCTTCCGGTGGCCTGAATCGCCACCCGTGCGGCTTGATCTCGCAAATCGGCCACCAATTGCCTACGCGCGACGGCGGCAGGAGTGCCTTTCACGCCGTCTTCCTCCATTCCCTCAACCTTCATCCGCTCCTTGGCATCCTTGGGCGGGAAGGCTATCGTGCTGTCTGCAACGACAAACGGCACTTCTTCCGCATCAAGCAGCACCAAGAAATCTAGGACGTTCATGGATAACTCCGGAGGCGAACCGAGCAACCCTTTTCGGCGTCTTTCTTGTCATTGGCCGGCGCATCCGCAGGAGTCGGCGTGCTAATGCGCAATTCGTCTTGGCCTTCAATCGACTCCTTGCCGAGCGTATTACGCGCTTCGTTGGTCGTCAGGATGCCAGCCTGAACCATCTTGGTAAGAGACTCTTCCTCGCGGTAGTCGTCGGCCTCAACCGGGCTATTGAACGCCAAGCAGGCATTTTGCGCCACTTCATCGCCGAATTCCGGCAAAAGTTGCTGATTAAGCCATTGTTCCATCGTCCGGAGCATGGGGTCAATCGTGTGCTTTAGCCATGTCGTTTCCCCGCTTTCGGCGTTCGCCTTGCCCTGATCCTTGGCAAGAAGCATCGTCACTGGGTAGCCAAACACCGCCGCAATCTCCTCCAATGCGCTTTCGTTCGTGCTGATGTCCTTGGGGCTGATCGTCGGCTGCATCATGTGCGTCTTTCCACCAAGCACAAGAACCTTGCCGGCATTGCGGACACCGCGCAGGATGCTATTGATGCGTCCTTCCGCCTGCCGCGCTTGATCGTCGTTCTGCAAGCCTTCAATGCCCACAATGGCGCCGGGATTGAAGCCATTGTCGAAAATAGCCCGGTATGCGACGCGCTGACTCTTGGTAAGTCCCAAGATATCCCACGCTGCCTCTACCTTGCCCATGCCGTAGTAAAGATTCTTGGGGTTCGGATAGCGGCAATGCATCACCTCATCGGTCGTGTAGTCAGTCACCCGCTTACGCGCCGTGAACTGACCGTATGCATAGCCGTCAATGAGTTTTCCACTACCTTCCGAACCCGGTTTAACAAGCACCCATTGCGGGAGCATCGGGTACAGGCCAACGATTCGATTAAGCGCCTGATTGCGCTGCTTGTAGAAGTAAGCATTGCCTGCCAGTTCAAGGCACAAAAACGCCCACGTCATCATCTCGTACCCGTTGTACCAATCATTCGGCGACTTGCTCAAAAGGTCCAAAATAGGATGTTCGGTCAATTCGACCATGCCGTCGTCCATGTCATACGCCTTTGAGCGCACAATGGCCGATCCCTTCGTCTGCAAGCGTTTAATCGTCTGCTTGCCGACCTTCTTTGAACCCCATGCAAGAGATTTACCTGCCGCAGACTTGTCGCGGACATAGAGTTTGATTGGAATAGACGCGGCTCGTTGAGCGTTGCCCATGGCACACCTGTACACCCAGCTAGAATTAGCCTCCATGCACAGGCGATAATCGAACGCCCAATAGGCGCTACGATCAATACCCGAAGTGTCGTAACGCTGGATACTAGCATCCACCCATTGCGCATCGGAGTGACCCGGCGAAAGTACGTTGGCGAGTTTTTGGCGCAAGGATTGCAGCATGGTGGACATGATTGTACTCAATCACCGAAGGCGCGGCTTACTTGGTCCTCATATGTCGATTCTACAGGCTCCGGAGGCTTTTGCGCCTTGGCCCATGCTTCGCCGGCATCACCGATGTAGATTGGCCTTGACGCGCACTCAATAGCCAGCCAAGCGCAGGCGTCCACGCAGTCGTCATGCTTGCCGGTAGGGAACTGCGCCATCTCGTGCGCGACCTCCACGAACCACGGCGCATGATCGGGACGGTAGACGCGCCCCGAGTCAAGCGCGATTTGGAGCGGTGTCGCACGCTGAACCTTGTCCTTCTCCGCCTTTAGTTCCTTGACCGACACGCCTGCCGCCCGAAGGTCTTGAATGATGCCAATGCCAGCGTTTGCGGTTTCAACGCCGATGTATTGAACGCGACCTGATAGCCAGATATCAATTAGCCGCTTACGAGTATGCGGAACTTCCCATCGCCCATATTGCATCTCTTCAATGAGCATCCGCCCATCAGGAAACCTCGCGCCTATGCAAATAGCCGTGTTATCCGCACTTGTCTTTGTGCTTGAAGCGATATCCGCCGTTGCGAACCATTGCAACTCATCACGCTTGTACGACACGCCATCCGCGATGATGACGCCATCGGCAATATTGACCTCGCGCATAAGCCCAGGCTTTAGCATCCCGCCTCCAAGCGGCTGCGGACGCATCTGGTGCTGCGCGTCGTACATGTTGCGCAGGCGAACGCGTTCGCCGTCTAGAACGGACTGCGGGAACCTCTCCGGAAAAAGCAATTCCCCAGGCTTGCGCAGGTCTTCCGCGTCGCGCTCCGCATCATTTTCTTCCGCCGTGCTGCGTATGATAAGTTTGTCCCAGTCCTCCGGCTCGTTCTCCATGACATGCCCAGCGAAATCGTCCTCATGCAAACGCTGCATGATGAGTGTTCGGCGACCATGGCGCATGTCCGATAGACGGTTCGCAGCAGCAGGCCACCACTCAAGGTTCACGGCGCGGCGGTAAGCGTCTGAATAAATCTCCTGCGCGTCGTTCGGATCATCCACGAAAATATCATCAAACCGAAGGCCGGTGACTCGGGAACCGGACGACGAAGCGTAACGAAAGCCTCCAGCCGTGTTCTTATACAAGCCCTTGGCGTCTTGGTCTGCGGCGAAGTCCCATTTCGGCTCAAAGGTCTTTTGATACCAATCTGATTTTATGATTTCACGCGCACGCAACGAATCGCGCAATGCTACAGGCTCGTTTCCAGAGAAAAATCCCCCACGATAGGCCGGATTCTTCGTCCACATCCAAGGCGTAACCGCCACGGATACGATTGTTGACTTCATCGAGCCGGGAGAAATACCGATGTAGAAATTCTGCTTCTTTGTCTTCCGTTCAAGGTGCTTTTGCAGCCTATCGCAAACAAGTTGGATATGCCAGTTCCAGACAAGCGGCGTACTTGGTTCAATTACATGCCACATCTGGCGAACAAAATGCGCAAGACTTCGCCTTGCAAGTTCTGCGCGTGCCTGTTTTGCCGCGTTCTCCGGCGTAATCGAGTCTGGCATTATTTTTTGTCCATGGCTTTTTTAACCTTTTCCCAGTATCCGTCCGGATCAGTCTTATTGTTCGCGCAACCCGGACGACCGCTATGGCCATAGTGATGCGTCAGGGCACGGTCGCGGTCACTCGCGCCAAGGACGCCGTACTTGCGCCAATAGAGGCAAACGACGACGCGGGACTTGTTCCTGTCGGCGCATGCGTTGGCGTAAGTGAGAGGATTTTTAGCAGTGGAAACAACCTGTGACGCGGCATCGGCGTAGTAGTCACCGTGAATCTGCATCCATCCACGCGCCTTTCCATGGTCGCCAACGGCGCTTGCAGGGTCTTTCTCTCCGCCAGTCTCTACCTGCTGGATGGCGCAAAGCAGGCGGTCGTAATGCGCAGGCATCTTCTCCGCCTGATCGTAAGGCAGACGCTCGACGCGCTCACGCTTTGCAGGTTCTCGGATTTCAACGCCGGACTTTGGCGCCGCGAAGGCAGGGCAGGCGATGATGAGAGCGATGATGGGGATTATGTAGCGCATGGGATTATTTTACACCCTCATTACGGGGTGTCAAATTAATTTATGGCTGCGCCTGCCCATGCTCAAGGTCGCCGTAGGGATTTAGCCCAATCGCCGCCAGTGCCTCCAATTGCGCGATGCTAAGCGCCGAAAGGTCCAATTTCGTCGTGCTGGTCGTCGTCGCCACCATGTCCACCTTGTTTTTGCTTCCATAACGGTCGGCATCGAGTTTCTCGGCCTCCCATTGCTTCGCCTTGATCGCCATCCCCAGCAGGCCGCTATCCTCGCGCCCCGTGCGCCACGCCTGCACGCCTTCCGCCGCCAGCAGGCCCACGGATTCCGCCGCTATCTCCGCCTTCGCCTTTGTGGCCTCCTCGGCCCTGGAGTACCAATCCGGATTGCGTTTGGTCGCGGCCCGGAAGGATGCCACGGAGACGCCCATCTCGGCGCAGGCCACGGAGACGTAGGCGCCGTCCTCTAGGCGCTCAAGGACAGCCTCCCATGTCGCGTCAGGAATCGCCGGCCTGCCAATTTTCTTAGCCTCGTTTGCCATGGAGAGATGATAACCGGCTATCGGGTGCGCGAGTGGTCGGAAAGTCAAGCCAAGTGTCAATCAAAATAAAAGCCTGTCCCGCGTGTCCCGTGAAAAAGCCGTTTTTGTATTCTTATCCTAGAGAGAGCATATATATAGTGTTTTATTATATATTGATTTTAGAAGAATATACTAGGGACACTAGGGACAGTGAAATATAATAAATATGTAAATAAAAGACTTAAGTCGTCCCATGTATGGGCGTCCCTAGTATTTTTCATTCTAGGGACGCTGGACGCTTTTATGGAGTCAATGCAGACATTTGAACGAGTGTCCCGAGTAGTCTTGGTGGTGTCCCGAGTACCGTCCCTAGTATTTTTTCGCCTTCTAGGGACATAAAAAAACCACCCAGTGAGGATGGTTTTCTTGTTTTTAAACTGCGTCCATTTCAGTTGCGAACCTGACTCCGAAGTGAGAATAGAGCCTGTCGCCTTCGTCTCGGTGCCTTCGCGCCTTGAATCCGCAGGAGGCCATTTGCCGCCCAAAGTATTCCGATGATAGTGGGTGTGAACCGCCTTCAAGGCACCATTCTCGATATTTTTTGTAGAGGAATTTTGCTCCTTCGCGTGCGTTTTCTTCAACGATGCAGCACTCTGAAATAAATGCCTTGACGGGTGCGGCGGATGCTTCCATTTCCTCGGCTGTTTCTTGGTGGTTTTCAGGCTCCGTGAAACGTCCTTGATGCCGAAGCCTCTCCAATCCTTCAAGCGACCAGGCGAAGATTCCGGGCATTTCGGAAAGCAGGCGCTCAACGAGTTTCAGGTCTTCCGAACCGTAGAAGGACTTTTTTAGTTCAAGGAAGATGAAACGACTCATGATCGTAGCGGAGTCATCCCGGAGTTTAGGGAGATCGTTGCTCATGATCGTAAACTTGATGTTGAGCCTTCCGGACCAGTTTTCCTTGTTCTTGCGTGCGACGGATTGCTGGTCGTTGGCGATGATGCCAAGAAGGCGCTCAGTAGTCGTTGCGACGTTCTTTCCGACGAAACGCGCATCACCGACGATTGCGACACGGCGACCGATGAGAGGTTGCATACCGAAATTCTCGGCCAGTTGGTCAAGGGTTGGCGCGGTTGTTGCTTTTGCGCCAACGAGGGCGGAAAGTACGCTTGCAATTGTGCCCTTGCCGGCGCGTTTCGGACCCCAAATGTATAGGGCCTTGTGGTGAGGCACGGTGGATTGTAGTTGATAACCGAACCATTCCTGTAGGCAAAGAATGGCCTTTGGATCGTGCCCAAGAATCTCATTGAGGAATTTTTTCCATTCGACAGGATCTGACGCCATCGGATCAAAAGCGTAATCTGCATGCCCTACAACGAAAAGGTCAGGACGTGGGCCAAGGAACTCGAACCTAGCCACGTCATAGCATCCGTTTGCCATCGGGAAGCAGTCAGCCGGCCTATGTGCATGGTCAACGGCGCCGCGCCACATTGGAGCGTCTTGAATGTCTCCGAGCATGACGCCATCGCGGGCGATGAGGGAACCAAGGCATTCGGCAATGGTCTGATTCTTTACGCAAACTGGGATGATGTTGCCTGTTTCTTCGCCTTTCTTGATTTCAGGTGCGCGGCATTTTTCGAGTACGCGCCGGCAATGAGCGGCCATCCATTCGGTAGAAACAGGAAGATATGAGCCTCCGTCAAAAACATGCCATTCTCCGCGATATCGGGCATGACGGAATTTCTTGCGCGTTTCAAGGACCGCATTGGCGAGAATTTCAGGACGAGTTCCTGGTAAGTCTATTTTCTCATTGCGCGGAGATGCGTCCGAACGTGTGAGGGCTGTTTCTTGGCGTTTAGATTCTGCCTCCGCGATGACGTTGTAATCGTATTCTTGGACTTCGCATGGAACTATTTCACGCTGGCGAGGCGCAGGCGGGTGTTGCGGTTCGCGCATCCCGGCTTCAAGACCAGAAGCAATGGTTGCGCGTGTGGAGTAGATGCCATCCGATGCAATGTATCCGTTCGCTTGCATGGCATCCATAAGGGCACTTTCAATGTCGGATTCAGAAAGGTACTGTGGGCAGTAGTGACCAAGAATGAGCGCGGCAGAATTTAGCGCGTTGTTTCGTCCTTCTGTTGTGGATGCGAGTTTTCCGGCGATGTTGCGAAGCATGGCCGCTACCCATGGATGGATTCCGGTACCTTGCCAAGGCGCGTATTCTCCGCGCTGGACTGGCGGCGGCGTGTCCTTGGCCTTGATTGCTTCCAGCGTGGATGACGGGAATTCTGCCAGCGGAAGGTCGGACGGAGACATGCCGGGCGCCCATGTGTAGGTCTGCCCAGTTTCCGGGTGGACGCAGCCGACGAAAACTACCTGCCCGCCGTCGCCGCGAATGTCCACGAATCCACCATGGAAAACGCCCTTGACTGCGTTCCCGATGAACTCGATATCAGGTCGCTTGAAGTAAAGATGGCGACCGCCCTTGCCGGTGATGGCCGTCCATGTGCGCGGGAAGTCGTCCGGAGTCATAACGGCGCCGGAATGGGTGTCGATGTCGATGACGATGACGCCGGAAGGTTTGCCGCATACAAGGCCTACGTTTCCTCCGTTGTCGAAATGCTGCTGGACGGCAAGGGAATTTTCGGTGCGTTCTTGTTCGGAGGATGCGCCAAGTTGCCATTTCTTCGGGATTGGGCGCTTGCCGGAGAGAGGGATAAACTGCCAGCCCCGATTAAGGCCGGCGAGAAGTTCGGAGTTGTTCACTGGCCGGCCTCCATGTCTGTGAGGATTTCGCACTTGAGCGAATAAATTAGTGCGCTGGCGCGGTCAAGTCCGGCGATGGCATCCGATGGCTGGAAAGTCCGCGCTGGGTCTTTGACCTTTGCGATGGAAGCCATGATTGCGCGTTTCTTGTCGGCGAAACTTCGGCGCTTGCGGCGAATGAAGGCGAGTTGGTCGGGGGTGAGGTCCATTACGCAACCTCCACGAATTCGCCAGCGTCCGAGAGCGTGTACCAGACGCCGGCCTTGACGCCGTTTTCGCCGACCTTGGATGCGCGGATGTGGCGGATGGCGCCTGTTTCGTCGCGGTTGACAAGGACGATGGCGGAGGTTTCTGCGGCCATGGCGCGGCCTTCAAAGCCGATGGACATGGCTACCGAGTGTTTCCCTCCGGTAGCCGAAGCCGCGCCACTCTCTCCGGTAGCCGAAGCCGCGCCCCTCTCTCCGGTAGCCGAAGCCGCGCCACTCCATCCGGTAGCCGAAGCC